ACATAGTGTTGATAATCCATTCAAAGACGAACATGGCAATTATTTTTATTTGGACGTCGCAAACAATTATGTAACTAAACTTATGCATGGTACCAAGACAGATTGGCTTCTATCAACCATTAATTTTCCAATTTTCGACAGAAAACATCTGTATTTATACAAACATAATGGCGAATTTGGATATTATAATTTCAGTACCAATATTTTCACACGGTTTTCTGAAGACATATCACAGCGCATATACAAGTTTTATTATGATAAAATGATTCTACAGTAATGTAGAGCCTGTATAATACATACAAATAAAATCGAATGTATTATATATTTATTCTTTCTTTGGAACGCGAATAGTCACAATCCCGATTTCATCAAAAAACTCGGTGATTGGTCTGGCGCGCGCGCCATAATCCGAACCGCCATTCAGCGCATCTCTAATTTTCGGGCCCAAATTGTTGTCCTTTGGTGTAGTCCCCAAATCATCAATCGAAAAAGAACCATAAATCATTGATATTTCTGATATAGTATCCTTTTTCGTTTCAGTGATTTCCTTTGATGGCGCCATCACAAAATAGAACTTATCGGACGTAATACGCGGTGTTCTTCCCATAACAATCCAACTGTTGGTGAGCCGATGTGGATGCGGGTCTCTAAGCGGATTTTTAATACTGCTCGTCATGGCCGTTTCCTTTTCTTTTTCAACAAAAACAATCCCGGTTTGTTTCAAGGTCGTAGAGGGAGAACACATAATAATAGGAATGCTGAATTTTTGTGCTAGAACCCAAATATCAAGCACCGTTATGAAATAGTCTTCGGGCATAGTGTCTGAATTCGTCATTGCGTCCGAAAACGCACCCGATGCAACCATTTTTCCCTTTCCTTGTTTATTCAAAATACTCAATATGATTTTCTGGTATTTGGGTGTTTTCCACAATTCGGTATATCCGTCCCAAATCATCTTTCGTATTTCGACAGAAGACATGGGTCTTTTATATAAATCCTGTAATATGTAATAGATGGCACCAAAACTACACTCGGATGTATCGTCTTTGAAAATAATGAGTTTAGTACCCTTTTTGAATACTGCATTTTGCCAGTAATTCGTGTAATTCTTCTCGCCAGCAATCGTATCCATCTTTTTCTTACACCGATTTACGTTTTCCATTAAATCGGTTTTTCCAAATGCGCGCTGTTCCTCTAGAGACACCGAATTCGAATATACCTGCGCAATCTTAGGGTCTGGGTTTGCAACAGAAAACGGTAATTGTTGAACGTGTTCGCCAAATAAATACGGTTTCATGTCGGCAAAGTAATTTCGTGCAAATAAGAATTTCTCCAAAATGATGAATTCGTCGGCAGCAATCTTATATTCGGTGCCCGCAATGTTTAAAAACTGCTTGGGATATATCATAAACTGCTGGATTTTTCCATACCGCAATGTTTCGTCGGCAACTCGGTAGTAATATTCCACGCTATTATCAACAGTCGGGTTTATCATATTTTGTTTGGAAATTACCAGTTTACAATTGGCGTTAAAAATGGGGGCTCGTTTGCCGTCTCTACATACATAGGGGGCTTTTATAAAATCACTATACCTGTCTAAATCGTCGTCTGTTGAAAATTCAACGCGACTGCCGTCCATGATTCGTTTAAAAAGCCGAATTAGAATGACAAGTCGATGTCTATATTTTGATGTTCGATCCATGATTACTTCAATTACTTTGTTGCGCACCACGTTGCTTGAAATAATGAGCGTCTTCAATGTGGAGCGAAAAACTGAATAAAAATCATTCTCTCGATTAACACTTTCAACCGCTTTTACGCGCGCCGAGTCCTCTTTCGTAGAGGTTGTGATTTCTTTTTCTGTTTGCGCGTATTTATTTTTCATCATATAGTTCTTTTCTTCAATTGATATTATTCCTGTCTCTTGATCGTACAAAGTCTTCGGCTCTGGTGTTACCTGGATATACTGATTAGTTTCCGTCAAAACACCCACTATTGAACCGTCCTCTATGATTTTCATTTTTGTTTTACACGGAATCGACCCGTTTGATGCCTCGCTCAAATCCCTCAGCATTTTGCGCGTATTTGGATATGTCGTCCAGAGCGAGGGTTCGTCCATCATAATAATAGGATATGTGGGCAATGGTGAAGATGGGTGGGATGGAACATATATTTCTTCTTCAACGTTGCGCTTTTTAACGGTGAGAGCAATAATTTTGCCTTGGAAATTCATAATTTGTCCGCGAATCGTGTATAGAGGATTCAACTTATTCAGTTCCTCCTCTAGACGTGATAGTAAAATAGGCGACGCAAAAACATACTTGGTTGGAAGCGACTGTTTGGGTTTACAAACGCCGTTAATTGTGTTATTCATCATATCCAATATCTTTTTAATATTAGAGCCAACTGGCGCTTCCATAGTAAATGTGCGTGTTATTTTCAAATCGCTTCCCTCATATTTATATCCATAAATGGGCTCGAATAGACGGTCTTGTTTCGCCAAGAATAGAGTCAGTTTATTCTCATCAAATAGATTTTTTGAATATGCACTTGATGGACACAAAACATCAATATTGTGTGTAATATCATTATTGACGACTTCCATAATGACTAGATTAAGACCTTTTGGAAATAGCTTTGTGTTTGGTGTAGAGGCGACATCCCAAATGTATGTATGGTCAATATCGGATGCGGGGTCCTTTAAAAACCGGATGAAGTTATCATATGCGGCAACAATTTTTACAAAAACATTAAGATGGTTTATATTTGATAATACAATACCATTTTTATACTTCTTTTTATATGACGCATAGAGGTCAGAATCCAAATGTGCATCAATATTCACATCATCCACATTGATAGGTGTTTTGGGTTGGAAAACACTCTGGTATGTCCCATTTCCATACTTAACAAAATCGTCTATTGTGATTGAAGTCGCAAGTTTGTTAATAAATTCATCGACGGAAACGCTGGCTCCATCCCCCGAATACACATTCGCCAAACAGCCAAGAATCGAGTTCTTATATGTCTTTTCATCTTGTTCGACGCCGTGACGCAAAAAGGTTTGTTTGTTTTCTTTCACATAGGCGGATTTGTGACCCTTTCGACCGATTTCCAACACATTTTCGCTGTAATCAATTTGCATAAAATGTTGGACGGCTTTTTGCGCGAGAGCCCATGAACCCTTTTTGAGTGGTAATATATTTCCGTCTTCAATATAGTCAGGGTCATAGTTTCTGGCTTCAACCTTGCGTGGAGCCCTCGGTTTTCTTTTAGGCTTGGCTTCTTCTACAGAATCTTCTACAGAATCTTCTACAGAATCTTCTACAATGTCTTTGCTTTCAGCCTTGCTTTCACTTTCACTTTCACTTTCTTCATTATCAAAAATATGCTTGTCTTCTCGAACACATTGTTTTCTTCGTTTTTTATGTAGTTCTGAATTCCATCGTGAAAAACAACACGGCACACAATATTTTGGATGCGCTTCATTTAAAAACCCAGGTGAAAAATCAACATATTTGCCTTTTTCATGGTGATAAACATCTTCTGTGAACTCGTGATAATTTGTTCCACATTTACCTGCATCAATTTGTTCTTTCGTCATACTGGTGTTTGTATTGAAACACCAAAACCTAGGACATATATACCAGTTTTTCTTACCATCATCTTCACTAGTACCATATTTGATGGCCTTAGTATATGATTTCACGCCAGCTTTTTTATCATCATCGTCGATTTTGGCTTTTTCATCGTCACTCAACACAACTGGCTGTTTTTGATGAACTGCCTGACATGCTCGTGAATACACTTTAAACTTACCCTCTCGTTTTTTCAAAAACAATGCTGGGTCACGCTCTTGTAATCGTTCCAAGAAATAATTATTGTTCTGAGAAGAGTCTTCTTCGTCGCTTGACTTTGCCTTGGCTTTGGCTTTGGCCTTGGGTCCACCACCAAGCTGTTCGATCCCAAAAAACTCTTCGTCGCTGCCGATAGATGAATCATCTTCAAAAATGAGGCTTTGTTCTAGTTTTGGTGAACTCGGTTTTGGTGACCCTGGTTTGGGTGATGTATCATCTTCTTCCTCTACATTCGACGGTTGTTTTTGTGCGGGAACAAAATCAAAAATATTAAAAGCCTTGGGTTTCGCTTTCTGTTCTTCAACTTGGTCAACGTGTTGAACTACTGTCGCCACAATTGGCTTTGCCTTCTCTATCTTCTTATTACAAAGGTCTTTCATCTTTTCACTTACACTTTCATCGTCAGTATATAACTTTATTAATCCACTGAAATAGAGGCTGAGTGTTTCTATATATTCAATATGAGGCAACTTATCTACACGAATCACCATTTTATTCGAACGCGTATCATATTGTAAAAACACGGTGAGTCCCGGATTCTCTACAATTTCAATTGATTTACTTCCATGTGAACGCTCTACATATTTTACATTTTTCAAATACTCTGATATTCGTAATGCCGCCTCTTCAATTGTTATATTGTAATTTTGCATCAATGCCGCAATAACGTCCTCTTCATTTCTTGATGAACGAAACACCTCGGTTATAGTTGCCGACTGTGCGTCCATTTCTTGGAAATTTTCAACGCGTTTAAACCTCATAACAGCCCCTTTGTTAACACTATCGTCGATAATATCGAATATGGATGAAAGACAACCTATTTTTGTTTTCAATTTCATAGTTAAATTTTTGATGGAAATAGAGGCTACATAGTCAAGCGTCAAAAAATCCACATTGTCGTCGCGCAGACCACCAATAACAGGCAGTATATATCCACTGTTTTGTAAATACCCGTTTATCTTGTTCAAAACGTCGTTAACTGGAGAGCGAATCATTGTTTCCATATCATCAATAGAGACGCTTCGTGAAAATTCACCTGAAATATATACAACTCCATTGTCCTCTACATCAATGATTAATTCATGTGTATTTTCATAGATGGAAATCTGTTTATGTTTGCCGATTATGTTGGCTAGATGTGTGATTTTGTTATGAGGTAGAACGGGGATTTTTTTGCCTGTGCGCGTGATTTCGGTGCTATAAATACGGCAAATATTATCGCGTCGAACACCTGGATTATATTTAATAAATGGTGTTGCTTCGCAAGCGTGAATATTTTTGAAAATTGCGTCTAGAGGGATTAGTGTATCGTAGTCGGGTTTCAATGCGAATTTGAACTTGCGCACACCATTTTGGTCGAATTTCAATTGACTTACGCAATTCATCTTGTAAAACTCATCTACCGTTTCGAAAGTGCGCTCAGAAATAGAGGGTGGTTTGGCCGCTTTATCAAGTTGCACCGCGTTAAACACGTTTTTTGATGCGAGACCAGGAAAATAAGTCTTGGAAATGTATTCTTCCGAGATGCCGTGGCGTTTCGCAAAAGAAAACGCATCTTCCGCAAACACAACATCAATCACCTCTACGTTTCCATTATTAAAAAGCAATTCATTATCGAAAAAATAAATGGTGTTTGTTTTATCTTCCAATAAATTTGGGGCGTGATTCTCCACCAATTCAAAAGGGTTCGCCGAAAACAGGAAATTGTGATATTTAGAAAAATGCATTCCAAGACCTACACCAATCGAGGCGTCAAATGCGGAGCTGCCGCACGCCTGGACCAAATCCCCGTAATCATAATATTCTTTGCTTAAATCGCCCGTATTTTTGCCTAGATTGATGAGGAGCTGTTTATATTGTTTTTTATCAAGCAGACCAGCAGTCTCTATTGTTTTCTTATTTTTGCGGCCAATTTTAGAAGATGTTTTGGCGATGTTTTGATAAATGAGAGACAGATTGACGTGTCGCCTAGTTTTAGCAAATACATAGATTTCGTCGTATGAAATTTCGGGATACAATAAGAGGATTTTGTTTTTGATTTGCATGATGGAATCATCTTTATGGATGTGATATTTAGAGGTTTTTAAAGATTTATCGACTGAAGATTTATCGACTGAAGAGGTGTCTTTTGAAGAGGTGTCTTTTGAAGATGTGTCTTTTGAAGAGGTGTCTTTTGAAGAGGCGTCGACTGAAGACGCTTCTTCGCTAAACCCAATTGTTTCCCTGATAGTGCCGTCATCAGTATATATGTTGACGTTATATGCGTTCATTATACTATGTATATATAAATATACTATACAAAACACATAGATGAGTTATTTCGTATATTTATTGTATGCGAATGCAGTTAGTGGGCAACAAACATATGTGGGGGCGACAGTTGATTTAGACCATCGACTTAGACAACACAACAAGGAAATCAAAGGTGGGGCGCGGGCAACAAGCGCCCAAGTAGAACGTGGCGAGACATGGGAACGGGTGTGTCATGTCGCTGGATTCCCAACGTGGAATGCGGCTCTCCAATTTGAATGGAGATGGAAACAAATTACGCGTAAATTACCGGCGCGAATGGAACCATTGGAACGACGCATCCAAGCACTTAGAATGCTTTTAGCACTGGAACGACCGACGAGTAAAGCAGTCCCCTATTCTGAATGGCCGACCCCCCCACAAGTGAATGTGGAATCTGAGAAAATGCACTGGTAAAAATATATAGACAATATATATATTTTTACAATGTCTGGGTCATATACAAGAAGACGACGACGCCCTATAAATATTGAAGAATCTGCAATGAAGCTTTTACTATTCTTACACACACTTTTGAACAAACAAGAAAAAAAGGATTTAAAAAAAGAAGTTAAGGATATAGGTAAAAAAAACAATAACGAAATTGTTGACTACATGAATGGTTTTATTGTAAATCAGCAAGGTGGCGCAGGTAGTAGTATAGGTGGATCAAAAAGTTCACTAATGATATTTGTTTTGTTACTAGTCAGTTTGTTATATTTAAATACACGAGTAGGGGCAAATACATTAACCGAGTTTCCTGTGAAAACTTTTCCACTTTTTCCTATATTATCTAATACAAGGTCTAAATCTTTAGATTTAGACCATTTTGGAACTTGGATAACCATGATGGGTATTCTAGCCACACCTTCCGGTTTAATACCTATATTAGAAGAAGTTGAAGAAAAATTTATGGAGGGAGAAGATGCTTTACAAAAAGCATACCCAAAAGAAATGGTAACGTATCAACCATTTCTAAAATTATTTGAAGCAGCAGGATGTACTTTTAATGCTCCTGATAATGCTCCATATAGTACAAAATCTATTGAAATGGATGACACAACAACTGATGTTAGAACCGTTGCTATAACTGATGTTAATCAATATTTTAGGAACTTGAATAAAATGAATTTTTATTCTAACGAAGAAACTGATACAGCTATTGGATTTTATACACGTGGAATTTTAAACTTACCCAAACAAGAATTGAATAAACAACTTGTATGTAAAATCAAAAAAGAAATTACAGTTTATACAATAGCAACTGCAGTATCAAAGAGGTTGGAGCAAGGAAAAAAAGAACTAAACTACAAGTTTACTGTACCAAATTCTAAAGATGACGTTAAAATTATGTGGATTTATATTCAAAAATTAATTGCGAGAAATCCTTTTATAGTTTTACTGGTAGTTTTTTTAAAAATTTTTGGACTTGGTTATTTGATTTTTAATAAGAAAATAGGAAAGTCTAAAACAGTTAATGTCATAGATCAAAATAAAAACAATAAAAATGTTAATGTAGAACCAAAAATTGTTAACGGTTTAGAAATGCTACAAAACGCATACAAATCATCGTCAGAAGAAGAAAAAGCGCCTATTCTAGTACCCGCAATAAATAGAACAACTATTACAGCTAATGTTAATGATCCTGACGCAAAAAAACGTGGTTTACCACTCGAATTTGGTTCTACTAAAGGTAAAGGTAGATCTGCTTCAAGAGGAAAAAGACAAATTAAACCTTAGTACTTTTAAAACCCACTGCGATAAATGTAAACAAATTGTTTACATCCATATATTTACCTCTATTGTAAATATATAGAATGTCAACTCAGAAAAACCTATTTTCCAAAGCTCGTGTTATTCTACGTAAAAACGCTGAGTTTGTTTCTCATTTGAATGTGAATTTTAAAAACGGCGGCGGTAAAAATGTCTTTAAATATGGAAGCAATAATTATGAAAATCTAAAAAATAAAATGCCGGTTTTTGGAAAGAATGGGGCACCTCTAGAATTCAAAATTGGAGGCAAGACTTTTTTCCGACTTTACAAACCAGATTTTAGCGAAGGGTATAAACCAAAGAAGGGGTATGAAAACCTGTTTATCCACCCAGAAGACGAAAAACATTTTTCTTCGAGTAAGCAAAAATTGTTTACGCGAAAAGGAAGAACTATGAAAAGAGGTGGGTCGTCAGAGATAGTACTTGCTGTGCTTTCAATGATAGGAGCACTAGGCTCTGTAGTTTTTGGACCGTCTTCGGGTAATGATAAATAATACTTTAATTAACAATACGGAAAATCCTCACATTTAAAATGATTATATCCAATCGCATATAATTCTTTACCAAACGAGAAATCAAGAGACGAATAGTCCGCCAATTCAGCGCCGTCAGGATAACAGTAATGTATAGTACCTCTACTTTTACACGGATTCTCACTAATTTCCGCCAACTCATTATTATAATCGGTAAGCATCACCTTGGCTATGCGTCGCACATAATCGTTCAGATCGGCTATTTCTAAAACGGATTGAAGACGTTCTGACGCCGAAATAAAAGTGATATTATATTGGTCGCAATCCAAATACGCCTCTATACCATTGACGATTTCATTCGCAATCGCGCCGCCGTCCACATAATACTTGCCGTCAATGATTCGCGGCGGAAACACCAGTGGTATTGCGCTCGTCGCCATCATAATATCCAATTGTCTCGATTTCGACTGTTTCTCAAACTGAAATATTTGAAGCACACCGTCATTCAAATTTGTCGAGCCAATCAAGGTCGGCACGCGGTCGCCAGTATACGTAAGTTTTCCCAATTCACGTGCAATCGTTTTACTTAGAGGTGTTGTATCATAAAATGACCATGATCTAGGAATTTGTAGTGTCCCATGAGTATAAACGCTCGCATTATTCAACCCAAAATACACGTTTTTCAGGTTTTCCACACCAGACGACATTGAATTGCCGAAATATGAGAGGAATCCAGCATTCAGACCGCCAGCGGAAATGCCCGTAATCATATCGTATTTGGGGAGCTGAATTCTGTCTAAAATGCCGACTTCTACCGCCCCAAATGATCCACCTCCGCTGAGTGCGAGCACATTACATAGACCAGCAGCATTGACTTGTGATAAAGCAAAACCCAATACCGTCAAGAAACGAAAAATAAACATAAACATAGACTATTTATATATACTGTCTATGTTTATTCCGTGAACACACAATTAGTCAATTATACCGAGAGACGTGATTCCGTCCCACAATTGATTGCCTCCCACGTATTCAGTGTAAAACTCGGCGTAGCCAGTAGCATCTGTCTCTTCCTCAATAGCGCCCTGGTCTTTCAAGATGCAAAACAAAACATCAATCTTCAAATTATGTTTATCAGCGATATTATACAAACTGGTGTCACCTCTATTATAGTCGGTTAAAATAGCATCAATTTCATTTGGTTTTGGTTTTCGATTACGAATTAACCTATCTTCATTGCTATATTCATTATGTTTTTGTTCATAATAGTTTCGTCCGTATACAGCAATCATACACTCATTATAATCATCGGCATTTTCCAACCCCTCATATGTATCGTCCCATTCAGGAATTTGATGAAACAAATCAATTGCGTCACAATCATATTTCCACGCGGTTTTACGAATACTATTGCTATTTCCAAAATAACCCAACACTTTGATTGCTAAACTGGTGTCTTCAGTTCGGTTTTTCAAAATAATAGAGAGCCTCTCAATTTCTGTTTTCATACACGCCATTGCCGACCTAAGTTTCTGATTTTGTTTGAGTAATTGTTTGTTTGTTTTTTCTAGGTCTGAATTGTTCGACATTTGTGTATTATATATTTTATTAGTATATCTAATCTAATAAAAACCCTTTATATTTTGTATAAAAACATAAACGTATATTGTATAACCACTATAACCAAATGTCCATTATCGGCACGTTACATTTTTTTCATGCACCATTATTGGTAATATATCCTCTAGTTTTGCCACCACAATATGATTTATTATACATCAAATATTTTTTCGCCATTATGATTTCATACACATTTTATAACGGGGAATGTCCTATTTCATACATATACAAACGACGAATGAATCCACAATATATTGCGGGCGACCGCATAAACGATTATGATGATTTATATGCAGTTTGTAATGACCGCATATTTGTGAATAATTATTTGGTTGTTACAACAAGCCTCTACAGTAGTTCGCTAATTTATACAATGTATCGCGCAAACATTGACTTTAAATTTACGCTGTTTTCAATGTTGGTGGTTTTACTATATACTTCAGGAATCAAAGAAATATATGTTCGTAGAAACCATAGAGCATTTGTTTGGACGGAACCTCTAATGACCATTTATTTTTTATTTGCGTTTTTTTCAGTGTAGAAAAATTAAATATTTAATTGTGTAGTAAGCAAACATCCAAGACCCCATAATATTTAAAACCCGATTATTGCGGTATTTTATAGCAGCATACCAGACTGTCGAAAATACAATCGCCTCAAAAACACCATCGTACATAAACAAAACAATCATGTTATATTTATATGTTTTTACAAATCAAATGCGGGATTATCCTTAATAGTCATTCCGCAATATTTCTGGGGTTCCTTCTTATAGTCACGTGGTTCATGGATGCCTGCTGCCTTAGCTTCCGTCAATAAAAACTTGAAATTCTCCCAAAACTCGCTCTTGTGTCCGATGGATTTGGTCGCAACGTGGCTGAGTTCATGGATGGCGACAAACATAAGCGTATGTTCGTCAATTGTCTTGCTCCCACCTTTTTCTTCGTCCAGACAAAACGCAATTTTCTCGCCCTTATTCTCACTGTACGCAGTTAATTCACTGGTAGGCAGCGTTTCCATCACTTTTTTGGGATTGAATCCAGCAACCAATCGGTTCACATTATCCTTATCCTTGTATTTATTGCCGATATATTTCACAAGCTCTCGACATTTTTGGGTTATTTTAGCAAGCAAATCCGCTGACTCTTGAATTTTAGCGGTTTCGCGCACACAGTATTTATTTCCGTCTACAGTGGAGACAACACATTTTAGTTCAAAATCACTTCTATCAAAATAAAGATACCCGCACGCAACAATCATCAATATGAAAACGGCATATACAAATAGTTCTTGATTCGCCATTGGTTTTCTAAATACAGCCGTATATATAATAATGATATAAACTCTGGCGTAAAATAATAGTCTAATAAAAAATAATAAAAATGTATAATGGAAAATCAAGTAACAGAAACCTCCGGCGAAACATGGACATTGGAAAACATAGACACCCTGGTCCAATGGAATAATATTGCCGCGTATAATATTGCCGCACTCGAAATGTCTATTTTACATTATCAGAAAATTATGCGATGGAATGTGATTTTGGGACTTCTTCTCTCTACATCATCGGGGGCGTTAAGTGCCGCGCGTTTTGGATTAGACGCATATAGACAATTGGGAATCGTGTTTAATGCAATATTCACATTTATGGCGTTTTCAATTACGATTTTCACGGGAGGAATCAAGGTGTATCAGATACAGGAGAATTTGGAGATATTTATAAGGATAAAACAAGAATGGATAAATTTTGCGACACTTTTGGTGTCGGAATTCCAGTTGCCTGTATTGGAACGTGCTGATGCTCTTACATTAATTAAGAACAACAAATCAAAATATTTGGATTTGATGAAAACCAATATGGATATACCAGAATGGATAAAAAACCATGTTGAATCTGATTTACAGAAAAAAGTATATAATAAATACAATTCCAAGAAGGAAATTAATGAGGGGACCGGACACGATTTGGTGGATATTATTTTTCAGGTGAATCGTTCACTTTTCAATCAAATACATCACCAACATATGTTTAAACATGGTATTAAAGACAAGGAACCCGATTCGGATGATGACGTGCCTGGTATAAAATCCGAAAATATAAAATCCGAAAATATAAAATCCGAAAATATAAAAACCGAAACAATAACGAATGTGGTATAAACACACATTACCAATATGAGTCGCCAATGCGAACCAGTTTCTTACAGTCAATTGAAGAATTACTAACTACAGAAACAACCATTCCATTTTGAACAAAATATTTGCGAATTGTCTCGTCAATCCGGTCTTTTGAAACAGGCTCTATATAGGCTTCAAATTTCTTATCATACGGAACTATATTTTCCATCTGATAAATTTCTCTCTCACCATTATAGAAGGCACGTGTGCTACAAAACTCCTTTTTCATAGCATATTTTCCTTTCATATACGACTTAGCCAGTCTGACTTCTTCTTCTTTTACACCGTTTTTCAATAAATCTTGAATGAGTTTTAAAATTAGCGGGAATACACCGTCGGGTTTATCACCGTTTTTGAAAACCTTTTCAGTATCACATTCGGCATGTATTTTAAAATCGCCACTGTGTTCATAATAGTCAGTATAAACGGATGAGCTATATGTAAGCCCATTATCTTCGCGTAAAATTGTAAACAATCTGCTGCTCATTTTACCCCCCAAAATGTTTTTAAGCACCTTGAGTGTGTATCGGTCTAAATTATACGAGGAACATGTGCGGAATCCAATACAAATATGGGTGGTTGTGATGCTTTTTTGAATGTTGAATTTATAAATGGCGTTTGTCTGTGGGGTTAAAGCAAGAACAAGCGGCGGAAACACCGACGTTGTGTGATGTGGTTTTGAAAAATCGGATTTTTCAACGGCCGCTTTCACGTATTCAAATGAATTGGGACAACAAATACTCAAAATAAGACGTGATGGAACATAGTATTGCTTATACATTTGATAGACGGAGTCACGTGATAGCGGATTTTTTCCGATATGATATCGGATATGGTCAACTTCGTGCTCATATGGCGAGCCAGCATATAATTGCTGGTCGGCCGCTTCAAAACATATTCCTTCATAGTCATTCAAAGACCGCTGATTTTCCTCCTTTACAACCTCGTGTTCTTTATCGTATTCATGTCTATCAAAAATCGAATTGAGCAACATATCTGCCCATATGTGAATGCTGTGTGCTATTTGGTCCTTATGAACGTCCACAAAATAACATGTATATCGTCGGTCTGTGAACGCATTTACATTGGAGCCGTGTTTTTCAAAATTAAGCGCGATATCCCTAGAATTGGGTATTTTATGCGTGCCTTTGAAACACATGTGTTCTATAAAATGAGCGGCGCCTCTAAACTGGTCCTTTTCATGAATACTTCCAAAGTCACAGAAAATTTGTATAGAGGCCGTTTCCGATCCTGTTTTTGATTGCTCATATAATAACCTAAACCCATTATCAAGGGTAACTTTTTTCATAGACGCTTATAGTATATTATTATATATTATTATATAATATTATATAATGCGTTTTGATACATGATAAAAAATGTAAATAAATTATATAGCCACAAATGGTAGATGAATCACAAATGGTAGATGAATCACAAATGGTAGATGAACCACAAATGGTAGATGAACCACAAATGGTAGATGAACCAAAGCCATACGATGGTCGTATTTTTACATATCAAACTTTATATTGCGAGGGCGCAATAAAACCAGAATTCAGAGGATATATTCATTATTTTATTTTATTTTCCGGAATTCTTGTTTACGCAATTATAGAGCTTCTTGAAGTTTCAAAAACACCAACAACTACATTAATTTCTGTCCTTTTTATGATGTCTTTTGTCGCTTGTTATGCAGTAAGTACCACTTTTCATGTATGTGAATCCGACAAAGAAACCGAGATTTTATTACAAAAATTAGACCACGTTGCGATTTCATTTTTTATGTATTTTTCAATTGTTTCTGTATCACTTATTTTACCAAATTATTATAGATTGATGATGGTAGGAATCTCTACTGGGTTTCTATTACTGAATTTATACAACATTTTCAATTCACCTTCTAATGTAGTTTATGAAATTGGAATCATAGGCATAGGTGTTTTGTTTTTACCAGTTTTATACAAATATATGACTAGTTTCGAATGGGTTTGTGCGTTGTCTATTGTAGTTCTTGACGTTATTGCTGGATATTTCTTTTTCAAAGAACAGAATTTTGGATTTGTATCACCAGACATATTTGGATATCACGAAATATTTCATTTACTATCATCATTTTCACACATTCCTGGATATTTGATGGTTCATAGCATTTTCGACAGAACTTCATCTGTTCCTGTTTCGGATAATATAATTGAAAATGTATTGTAAACGCATAAAATTGAACACCATTTTACAGATTAATGAAAAGTATAAATTTAATGTAATACTAACTATTAATACTTATTATTACATATTGCTCTCTTATTGAAAAACTTTAATTAACTCTGAAATGTCGAAATTCATTGTGTTTGCCGGAAAAGAAAAAAATGCAGGCGGTATATATGATATATACAAGATGGCCGAAACCCGAGAAGATGCGGTCAATTATTTGAAAGAGGCGTTGTTTGTAGAAAAAAACACATGGTCTCACATTGTGTCACTTGACGACCTTGCTGTAATTATGGACAGCACAAAATTCAATGTTGAAACATTGATAGAAGAAAAAAAACCTGCTATAAAGGCACCATTCCAATTACCAAAATTGGAATTATCCAAATCTGAAAACTGGATTGAGCATTCTTGTTTTAAATTCCGAAAATCTAGAGACTCAAAGTATGTTGGGTTTGATATTGAATCCAATATT